TATGCCCGCGAGCTGCAGCAGCGCAAATGGCTGTGGGGCAACCACTACCTGCCGCACGACGTGGAAGTGCGCGAACTGGGCACCGGCAAGAGCCGCAAGGAAGTGCTCGAAGGGCTGGGCATCCGGGTGACCGTGTGTCCGAACATTCCGGTGGCAGACGGCATCCAGGCCGTGCGGATGATGCTGGCGACCTGCTGGTTCGACAAGGCAAAGTGCAAGGACGGGTTCGAGGCGCTGCGCATGTATCGGCGCGATTTCGACGAGAAGCGGCAGGAGTTCCGGGTGAACCCGCTGCACGACTGGACCAGCCACTATGCCGATGCCTTCCGCTATTTCGCGGTCGGCCATCGCCGGCGCGCCGCGGCGCGGGTGATCAAGTATTCATCGCGAGGGATCGTCTGAATGATCGACGTATCGCCCGAGTTGCTGTCGTTCCTGCGCGAAGAATATGATCGCTGCCGTGATGAGACGCTGGAGGACGAGCGCACCGTGGCGATCGAGCGCTACAACGGCGAGCCTTATGGCGACGAGGAAGACGGCCGCAGCCAGGTGGTGGCGCGGGATACTGCCGAGGTGACCGACTACATGGTGATCTCGATCCTGCGCACGATCGTGTCAGGGGACCGGGTGGTCGAGTTCGTGCACCGCAATGCCGAGGCCGCGCACCAGGCGACCGAGACGATCATGCACCTGCTGATGGACCGGCAGGACGGCTACACCGTGATCCACGACTGGCTGAAGGCCGGGCTGCTGGAGAAGAACGCGGTAGCCATGACCTGGGGGGAGCCGCAGCCGCCGAAGCGCACGCTGCTGCATGGGGTCGGTGAAATGGCCCTGGTGCAGCTGGAAGAACAAGGCGCCCGGATCATCGAGGCAGAGCAAACCGGCATCGGCGAAGAAGGCGCGCTGTTCGACGTAGTGGTGGTGCAGGAGCAGCCGCCGCGGTTCTGCGACGCCGCGGTGCCGAACGAGGAATTCTACTGTTCGCCCGATGCCCGCACGTTGACCGAGGCGCCGCTGAAGGGCCGGCGGGTGCGCAAGATGCTGTCCGACCTGATCGCGGAAGGGCACGATCCGGCCGAAGTCGAGGCGATCGCCAGCGATGCCGGCCATGACAGCCTGCTGGCCGATGCACGTGACGATGGCCGCTGGACCGACACCAGCCGCCGCGGCGCCACCCGGGCGATCTGGTGGCACGAGGAATATGCCCGCTTCGATGCCAATGGCGACGGCATTGCCGAGCTGCTTTACATCCAGCGCACGGCGGATTTCAAAGTGTTCGCGGTGGAGGAGCTGAGCGACCCGGACGACCACCCGTTCGAGGACTGGTGCCCGTTCCCGATGCAGCACCGGCGGATCGGGCAGAGCCTGTTCGATAAAGTGGGCGACATCGAGCGGATCCGCACGGTGCTGTTCCGCCAGGCGCTGGACGGGATCTACTTGTCCAACAACCCTTCGACTTACGTGCACGAGGACGCGATCGGTGACAACACGATCGACGACCTGCTGACGGTGCGGCCAGGGCGGCTGATCCGCTGGCGCGGCAACGTGGCGCCGACCGAGCGCCAAGGCACCTTCGATCCTTCGGCGGGCTTTGCCATGCTAGAGCAGATGAACGGCGAGCGCGAGAGCCGTACCGGCATAACCCGCCTGAACCAGGGGCTGGATGCCGATGCACTGAACAAGACCGCGACCGGCACCGCGCTGATGCAGGCCCAGGGCCAGCAAGTGGAGGAGTACCTGGCGCGTAACTTCGCCAATGCCCTGGCGCGGCTGTTCACCAGAAAAGCCCGGCTGCTGAAGCGCCATGGCAAGCCAATCATGGTCCCGATCGACGGGGAGTATATCGAAGTCGATCCCGGGCAGTGGCCGGAAGACATGATCGCCCGTCCGCGGGTGGGGCTCGGCTCCGGCCGCAAGGAGCAGCGCATAGCCTATCGCCGCGAGCTGATGGCGATGCAGGCGGAGGCGCTGGCGGCGGGGCTGACCATTGTGGACGATGCCAAGCTGTTCAATTCGGCCAAGGGTTTCATCAACGATGTCGGGCTGGGCGACGTGGGCGAATACTTCAACGATCCGGCAAAGCCGGTGATCGACCCGCTGACCGGCCAGCCGCGCCAGCCCGCGCCGTCGCCGCCCGATCCGTCCATGGTGAAGGCGCAAGCCGAGGTGCAGGCCCGCCAAGCAGAGCTGCAGATGAAGTTCCACGCCCAGCAGGTGCAGTTGCAGCTCAAGGTGATGGAGATCCAGGCGCGGCTGGAGCTGGCCGCCGCCGATGCCGAGGCCAGGCACCAGCTGGAGCAGCAGAAGGCGTTCGTCGAAGCGCAGTTGGCCCAGCAGCAGATGCAGCTGGAAGCGGCGCTTACGCAGTTGGAAATGGGCCTGAAGGCCGAGATGCAGGCGCACGAAGCTCGCCGCCGCGACCATGAGACCGATGCCAGGATCGGCAGCTTGCGCAAGGGCGGGAGCCTGGCCCGATGAGTGAGGCACGCGACAGCCAGCGCCTCGAGCGTGCAGAACATGCCCGGCGCGCGATGGAGGAGTTCCTGGCGCCAGCGTTCGAGCAGGCCAGGGCGGCCTATGGTGCGCGCATGGTCGAAATCGCCGGCAGCACCCCGTGGGAAGCGGGCCGCATCACCGCGCTGGCCAATGCGCTGCGCATCGTGGACGAAGTGGAAGCCCAGGTGACGGCGCAGATCGCCGACGGGGCCGAAGCGCGGACCAAGCTGATCCGGGCCGATCGGATCGAGCAGCTGACCCCGGCCAGGCGGCGCCTGCTGAACATCGGCATCTCATGACGAGCGGCGCGAAGTTTAGCCTTGTGTGTTCATGCCGGCCGAACGGTGCGGCATGGTGAGCACCAGGGCGAAAAATGTGATGATGACGAGGATGGTGGGCGTTCGAAGCGGGTAATCGACCGCGCTGTGAGCCAGGACCAGGCCGATCACGATCGAGGCCGCCCGCGGCCACAGCCAGTCTTCCGCCCGCCCACGCCAAGCACGGACCGAGAAGACCACCCAGCTAGCGAGCGTCAAAGTGACCAAGCTGGCGCCGATCAGTCCCGTCTCGAAAAGCACCTCGAGGTATTCGTTATGCGCGTGGTTGACGTACGTTGAAACGATGGAATCGGGTTCTTCGAACAGCGGATAGACTTCAGTAAATGTGCCGAGCCCGCTCCCGATAGGCCAGAAGTGCGCAATTCCGGCCATGGTGTTGCTCCAGATCCCCGGTCGCGTGATCGCCGAATCTTCGAGGCTGGTACCGAGGATTGCGCTGCTCGCCACAACGCCCAGGACTGCGGCCGCCAATGCCCCTGCTGTGGCAAACGCGCGATACTTGAGGGAAGTGGGCACCAGGCAAAGGCTGCCGATCGTCGCGAGTGGCAACAGGAGGATCCCGGCCACTGAGTTGGTCAGGGTGATGCCGATCGCGGCCACACCCGAGACGGCAACGACTGCGGCGAGAGCGAGCCGAGGATCCCGGCGAGACCGAGCGATCATCGTCGTCGCCAGGGCTGTTGCGACAGGCACGCTCAATACCAGGAGCGTGGCCATGTGATTGGCATTGGCAAAAAAGCCCGTTCCGAAGCCCCAGTTGGCATAGTCATGCAGATGGAGGATCTTCTGGCCGCCGCCCAGAAATTGAAGGGCGGCGAGAAACCAGGCGGCCAGGGCCGATCCGACAATTGCGACCGCCGTCTGCCGGACCGGGAGCCTGGGCGATGTGAGAGCAAGGGCCACCAGCGCCATCAGCGGCAAGGCCGCCGCGAAGGTGGCCGCGGTCGACGACGGACTGAGGCTGAGCGGCAGCCAACCGGGCTGCAGGCCAGCGATCGCGGCCTGTTCGGCGATCGCGGCGCGGCCTGGAAGAGACATCCACAAGTCAGGTGGCATGGGCATGAGTTGGACCAGCACCAGCGCCAGGATGGCCATGCCTCCCCACAATAGCACGGCAGGTGCGGGTGCAACCGGGCGAGTGCGAAGAGCTACGAAGACCAGAGCCAGTGCAGACAGGACCTGCAGAACCAGGGGAAGCACCTCACCAGGAGCGCTGGCACCCCCAAGGACGATCGAGGCCACGACGAAGGCCGGGATGAGCGTTGCACCGGTTTTCTCTCCGGCATGCGCGACGCTGTGGAGCTCCTGCCTTCGGTTCGTCGCCGGACGATTTCGTACGAGGCTCAAGAGGATCCCTTTCCGCAGACACTGCGTGACAGGCGGTCGAGATCGCAGGACTTGAAGAGCGACGCAATTCGAAACGGCATGTTCGATGGCCCGTAGGATGGCGAGCGGATCGAGCAGTTGCCCCTCCCCACGCGGCGGCAGCTGAACATCCTCCCTCGGTGGTCGGGCATGGCGTTGGCTTTCGTGTTTGCCTCGCCCCCTCCACCGCAATTCGTGCGGTCCCCCTCCCCGGGTGGGGGAGGATCGGAAGAGATCTGCACTGGGAGGGGAATCCCCTCCGTCACCGGCCTGGGGCCGGTCACACCTCCCCGACGCCGGGAGGAGATTTTCTGACTGAAAGGAACACCTATGACCGATCCTGAACAGGCCGCGGCCGGCGCCGACGATCCCGTCATCGCTGCCGAGCCGAGTATCGAAGATCGTTTTGCCACCTTGACCGACGGCCTGGCCGAGGAAGGGGCTGAGGAAGCGGAGGAGCTGGCCGGCACAGAGGAAGCGGGCGAGGACGACGAGCCTGAGATCCCACCCATCGCGGCCCCGGCTTCGTGGACAGCCGAGGAGCAGGAGGAATTCAGCCGGCTCCCCCACGCGCTCCAGCAAACGCTCACCCGCCGTGAGGCCGAGCGCGAGAAGGTAGTGCAGGCCAGGGTGCGGGAAGCCGGCCAGGCCCGATCACAGGCAGAAGGCGAAGCCCGCGCGGTGATGCAGCAACTGCAGGACACTTACATAGCTCAGATCCAGGCTCTGCTGCCGGCGATACCGGAGCGGCCCAGCCATCAGTTGCAGGCGGATGACCCGCGCGCGTTCGGCGAGAAGATGGACGCCTATGAAGGCGCCGTTGCCCAGCACCAGTGGGCGCAGCAGCAGCTCCAGGTGCTGCAGCAGGATCGTGCGGCCGCAGAACAGGCAGCGCGGGCGCAGGACGTGCAGCGGGAAGCAGCGGCGTTGCGCGAGACCCTGCCCGAGTGGTTCGATGAGGTCGAAGGACCGAAATTGCGCCAACGGGCAGGCCCCATTGCCGCCGAGCTCGGCTATTCTGCAGAGCAGTTGAACGACGCTACGGCGAGCGAGATCGCTGCGCTGGTGAAGGCGGCTGAGTGGAAGGCGAAAGCCGACAAGCTCGACGCCCTGATGGCAAAGAAGATGGAAACCGTGCGCGCCGCGAATGGCATGCCCAGGGTGTCAAAACCAGGCGTACCCCAGGGCAAGGGCGCCGTCGCCAACCAGCGCTACACGGCAGATCGACAAGCGATGAAGAACGGCGACCGCAACGCGACGACGCGCGTGTTCAAGGCCTTCGTCTAGACCCCCCAACCCAGCCGAGCCGGGCGGACCGGCCGAGAGGAAGTTATCATGGCAGTACCAAGCGGAACCACGCAGACCTATCAGGCGATCGGCCGGCGCGAAGATCTCACCGACGTGATCCACGACGTAAGCCCCACCGACACGCCTTTTTTTTCAGCCATTGCAAAGGGATCGGCATCCAACACCTACCACGAATGGCAGACCGACAGCCTGGCTGCCGCGGTGGGCACCAACAAGGTGGTGGAAGGTGATGATCCCGGCAACGACGCCATGGATCCGACCGTGCGCCTGGGCAACTACACCCAGCTGATGGACAAGGTGATCCAGGTTTCCAGCACCCAGCGCGCTTCGAACAACGCGGGCCGGGGCGACGAGCTGAGCTACCAGCTTGCCAAGCGATCGAAGGAGCTGAAGCGCGACATCGAGGTATCGATCACCGGCAACTATTCCAGCACCGCCGGCAACGCCAACACCGCCCGTCAGTTGGCTGGCTTCGAGGCGTGGATCCAGACCAACGACACCCGCGGGACTGGGGGTGCGAACACCGCCTTCACCGGCGGGATCCAGGCCGCGGCCACCGACGGCACCCAAAGGCCCTTCACCGAAACCGTGCTGCAGGACGTGCTGCAGCTGTGCTGGGAGAATGGCGGCGATCCGACCATGGTGATGGTCGGCGCGTTCAACAAGAAGCGCATGAGCGGCTTCACCGGCATCGCGGACGCCATTCGAGAGACCGGCAACAAGCGCGCCACTATCGTGGCGGCAGCCGATGTCTACGTATCCGACTTCGGGCAGCTGACCATCGTGGCCAACCGGTTCTCGCGTTCACGCAGCGCGCTGATCGTGGACCCGAGCATGTGGAAGCTGGCGTACTACCAGCGCTTCAAGACCGAGGACCTGGCCAAGACCGGGCACAGCGATCGCAAGATGCTGTCGGTCGAACTGACGCTGGAAGCCTGCAACGAGAAATCGAGCGGCGCGGTGGCGGACCTGACCACGGTGTAAGATCGAACAGCGCCCGCGAAGAGGCGCGATCCTGGGGCCGGGGGAAGCCCTGGCCCCAATCCCTTGTGATCGGACGCATCGGAAGCACCGGGTACCGATTTGGGCGAGGGTCACGACAGCGACTTGTTATGGTGAATTATACGTAAGGTGAGTCGCGACCCGTGGCTCTCGAGGATCGAACGATGCTCTACTACGTGCTTGCTGCCGTGGCATTCGCCGGCCTCGCCTTGCTGCTGAACCTGCCGGCCATCCTGCGACTGCTGCGCCGACTGCGGCGGCGATTACGCCATAAGTTGCAGCCACACAAAGGCGATGAATAGCGCAAAGCGTGTGCGGCGTTGCAGCGGATGACCATTCAGATCGTATCCCAGCCGAAGACTGAAAACTGCTGCTTGCAAGACGCAAGGCGGCGGAAAGTGCGCCCCAACTACCGATGGCGCTTGTCACGCCGACCGTCATCCATCTCTCAGCGAAAAGGAGGCCAGAATGGCCGACCAGCATCTCCATGACCACAGCCTCAATGGACTGCACGGAACGCTCACCCTCGAGGTTCAGGAGATCCAGAACGTTACCGATGGCACAGTAGTACATTTGGGCGATGGCCGTCGTCTTAGGCCCGGCGAAAGCCTCGAAGTGCCCGCACCCATTGCAATAGAGTTGCGTGCTGGGGCGTATTGTCGATGAAGCGGCTGCTGGATCACGACGCGTTTTCGGGCCTGACCACCTGGCACGAGTACGATGCGCCAACAGACACGACCCTACTGCATTACCGGCAGAACGTCGAGCCGCTGCTCGACGCCTGCAAGTGCGACAACAACCACGCCGATCGCAGATTGGGTAATGGCACGCACGTCGCTTCCATCCCTTCAACGGTGCAATTGACGTGGCTCGTGGAGAAGGGCGTGAACATGCTCGATCCCGATCACCAGCTGGCCGTGGCAAGGCTGCTTGATGGTGAATACAAGCACCTGAAGCGGCTGCCGATCATGCTGGGCGGCTACTGATGGCGGCACCAACGACGTGGACCGAGCTGAAGGCAGAGCTGCTGGCGGACTGCATGCGAGCGGACGATGAAGCCCTGATTGCGCGACTTCCCTACTTCATCGGTCGGGCAGAGGCGCATTTTCAGCGGGAACTGTTCAGTCCGGAGCGGGAGGTGAAAACTACGCTGGTGGTTGCTTCGGGCGTGGCGGCGTTGCCGCCGGACTTCGGCGGTGTAAGGACGGCTTGGATCGATCGGCCGGTCTACAGAGTGTTGGAGGCGGTGACGCCCAGCGCCTTGCGCCGGCGCTACCCGACCGCGACCTACGGTACCCCTCTGCACTTCGCTATTGAGGGAGAATCTATGTTGCTCGGGCCAAACTGGCCAAATGGGCGTGCTATCATGATGACGTACACCACGGGCATCGCACCTCTCGGGCCGCAACAGGCCAGCAATTGGCTGCTGGTGGATCATCCGGACGTGTACGTTCAAGCATCGCTGGTCGAACTCTACGAATTCACCGAACATTACCAGAAGGCGGATCGCTGCCGCGCACAACGGGACCAGGCGATGGCGAGCATTAGCCGTAGTGCGAGGCGGCGTAGAACCAATTCGGGGCCCTTAGCGGCCTCTCTAGAGGTTCGACAAGGACGGACTCGACATCACTGGAGAGCATTCTAGTTTGGCCGACGCTCGGGTCCGGCTTTCGGCGCACTCGGGTGATATCTTGCCGATCTAGAACCATCTTTTGCCCACTGCCTGTGTTGCGTTAACTCTGCGCAATCACGAGGGTCCTATACGCATTGTGATTTCAGAACCGGCTCGGTCTAGCTAGTATCGCGCTTTACTGCGGTCGTTCCGAAACTGTCTTGCTCAAAATGGGGACGCGGCCAGAATCGAGGTTCTGCCCTGGCAAGACGCCTCGACTCTGGGGCGAGCTCGAGGAATTGCCAACTCGATGCCGTAGACAAGAAGGCTCTCCATTTGTTGAGCAAGTCCCGGCGGCGCTTCGCTTCATCGATTGGCGCAATGTGCTCCAGATCTGGTCATTCGACGAGTCAGATGGAGCCATTGATGAGGCTGTACCGGTCAGCCGCCTTGCACCTTGCTTCGGCGGCTCGGCGGTTGCGGATGAAGATCGTGTTTCGCGAGCCGTACAGAGCAGGGGTAATTTCACGCTTGAGCGCATCATATGCGTACGGCTCGAAACCATGGCCGTGCATTGTTTCCATGAGGCTTTCATCTGAAACGCCATACTTAGCGCCTGACCCATTGGTCTCCATCAACACTGCCTCCAATGAAGGCAGCGAAAGAGTGTTGGACCCGCCCGCCAGAACCGCGGCCTCATGCCCTTCCACATCGATTTTGATCAAACGCGGGTTCAATCCCGCAGTCAGTTCATCCAGAGTACGAACAGGCACGCTGACAGTTGCAAGAGCCTCCCCAGGCAGAGCGACCCTGTTCATCGTGTCAAGCCCAGCGGTAAAGACGATCTCACCTGAACTTGACGACAAGCCCAGGCAGTGCGCGTCTACTTTCCCAGCTATGCCATTTATCGCGATGTTCGTGTGCAGTTTCTTGAAGGTAGTTGGGAGTGGTTCCACAGCAATAACTGAGGCCCCGACCGCGCCAGCTGCCATGACGGTGTAGCTACCAATGTTGGCGCCCACATCGACGAAAAGATCGTCCGGCCCAAGCATGTGCAGAACGAAGCCCATATCATCGACTTCGTGCAGCCCACAGTACCAATTGCCCGTTGCACCGGCCATGCCTCGCTCAGTGAGGAGCAAAGTGCTATTTACGAATGGCAGCGCCACTGGACGTTGAAGCAAACGGCTGGACAACTGCCATCTAACAAAGCGTCCAAGCGCTTGCGCGCGAGCCGATCTATTCAGCGGATGAGTGGCAACGAACTTGAGGACATCAACGAGACCCAACAGAACTCTCCAGGAGTCGATCCCAGAGCGTCATGTGACCCTGAGGCGAGTGCTCAACTCCGCTTGGGCGCTAACTACATCGGCTGCGCGAGACGTGCAAACTAGCGATACGCGGAACCTGAACTTTTTCCGCGAACCTCCTGTGCAGGCAGGATTGCCGTGACGGCTATATCTTCTCGGGCCTGCAGGATTGTGCCAACGCTGAATGATTGAGCCTCGTGGTGCGATCTATCGTCCAGAACTCATGACTAAGCCGATGGGCGATGCATCGTTGCTCGCATGCTGAGCTACTGCGACGGTTCCCCCAAGCCCATGGAAGGAGGCATAGTCGCGGCAGGCCGTTGGCATACGTCGCGCGCAACCACAACACCAGTGACGCAACTGGAATGCCTTTGCTTGCACAGAGCGCCGTATGGTAGTGGCTTCAGAGAGATTCATTGCAGAAGAATTGGAAGTAACCGTGGAACTTGTTCCAAGCTTGAAAGTCCCAGTTTTCAACAAGCACTACGAAGGTGAGTATGATGCGCGCATGACGCAATGGCGTCGAATATGCGCGAAGGATAAGGCGATGAACATCGCAGCACTCGTTGCGGAATATCCGGTTCAAACTGTTCTTGATGTGGGTTGTGGTACCGGTGCTGTGCTGGACGAGCTAAGTAGGGCAGGCATCGGCTTGCGTCATGTCGGTGTGGATGTCGCTGATCCCGAAGTGCATTCCGAAACGGCACTTGAACTATTGCACTACGATGGTGAAGTTTTGCCGTTTAACGAGAACTCGTTTGATCTCGTATATGCTAGTCATGTACTAGAGCATGTTTTAGAGCCTAGAAGATTTCTCGCCGAACTTCAGCGAGTAGGTAAGATGGTTTATGTTGAGGTGCCTTGTGAGCTTAATCTCAGAACCAGTTATGACTCACTGCAGGCAACTCTCGACATAGGGCATATTAACGCCTTCACTCCGCACTCCTTCGCTTTGATGCTTCAAACGACAGGTCTCGAGGTTCTGGATTTAAGGCTTTTCGATCATAGTATCGAAGTGCATCAATTCAACTCATCAAGAACGAGGGCTCGCCTCAAGGCGGCAATTAGGCAGGGGTTGCTTGGTATGAATCCGTCGCTAGCAAGCAAAATATTCACTTATCACTGTGGCGCACTTTGCCGGTGA